TATCGCCAATAATGACTCAATTGATCTAAAGTGATAACCTCTTAATGTTTCAAAAAATAGATAGTTGGCATTTTCATATACTTGCGATATAGTTTGTGTTGCTAAAAACTCTATTGCCTTAAACGGTCTCATATTTGGTATTACAAACTTTGAATTAGATTTAGACTCTTCTATGTAGCATAGTTTTCTACTATCAAGGTATTTTTCATCTTTTAGTATCTCTGCTACAGCATTTTCAATAGGGCCTTCAAAAGCACGAGATACTTTTGATATACTATTTCTATATGCCTCTCTACTTGTAAAGTGTAGTCTGTAAACCATTTGACGACCAGTACCACCTGATGGTCTGATCTTTTCTATCTTGTAAATGTAAAATGGGTCGCTTGTTTCTTCGCTTGTGTCGACTCTATCTTCTTTAGCAGAGCCTGGTGTATAAAATTTTAGTTCTAATCTTTCTAAACCTGTAAGTGGTAAGACCGTTCTAATATCCTGAGCATCAGCTAAATCTATCTCACCTGTTACACATTCCATAGATATATCTTCAACTATTGATAAGTTCATAAGTTGAGGTAAGATATTAATTCTTAATGATTCTGTTGCGTTATCGGGATCTGTTCTATAAGATATAATATTACAAAGTTCTAATCTAAAATCGCCAGCGTATCTTAATAGTTCTTTGTCTTCATTTAAACTAGCCATAGCATTATCTTCTAATCAACCTTTCAAATTCTTCCAAGAACATAGGTAAATATCTAGGATCAAGTAATTTGATTTGTCTTTTTCTATCTTGTTCTCGTCTTTCATATTCATAATTTGATACAGACTCAGCACCTGCCTCTGTCTCGTTTACTTCTATTTTGTGCGAATAGTCATCTGGACCATTGCCTGTTGTAGGCCCACTTGATTGTGTAATCTCATAGTGATGTACAGCCTGAGGATTTGTGTATTTGTCTTTTACATACTTTTCAAAGTCTTGGTCTGATAATGGCCAGCCATAGTATCTATCTGTTATGTCATTTAATAATAATATAATCCAGAAATAGTCTGTTGTGCCAAAATGTTTGTAAGATGTGGTTTCTGGTTGTTCACCACTAGGCACACTATATTTTGAGAATAGAGCAGCGTTAGTTTTTAATTGTTCTCTAACTTTTATTCTTCTAAAAATATCTGTTACTATTTTAAAATTCTTTGTGTTGTCAATATCATATAGTAACTTCGGAAATGTTTCGAAATATCTTGCCATTTTAATATCCGTCTGCTATAGTTTCTTTTGTCATTATCTCTGTCTCTGTAAATGATAATGTCATTGATATTTGTACAGGAGCAGCGCCATCATTATCAAATTGTCTAAATGTGGTAAATTCTTCACCACCATAGTTTATCTCACAGCCTGTTAATACACATCTACTAATTTTGTTTAGATAATTGTTAAGTTGACCTTGATAAGCATAGTGTATTTCAAACTCACTAGGCACTTTGAAATATCTACCACCAGCTACATCAAAACTTAAACTTGGATGCATATGATATTTAAATAATGTTATAATTTTGTTTATGTCTTCAACTTCTTCTTTGTTTCTAGCAGTTAAGTTAAATGAATAATTAAATGCTCTATGATTTACCTTTTCAAATACTACTTCACTAAATGGGTTCTCAGCAAAACCTGTAATCTTTGTTATGGCACCACCAACATCACCAGCACCAAAAGCCTCTAAAGTACCAACACCTAATCTTTTAGCTGCCTCAAAACCAACACCACCTAGGCCACTTAAAAATGCCTTCATTTGTTCCTCATCATTCTTAGCACCTGCTACTGCCATACCAGTTCTAGCACCTACACCAGCCATACCTAATTCAGTAGGGCCATTTGCTACATCATATTTGACATTTATTCCTGGTGGCATATACAACGCTACAGCCGCTGTTGCTACATTATGAGTTGACCTTTCTGAAGTCACACTATTTTTTGTAGGTCTACCAATTTTTACCGCTGAGTTAGTTCTACCGTCTCTTAATCTGGCCACATTATAAGTTGTTTCAACATCACCAGCACCATCGCCTGTGCCTGTCTCTGTTACAAAGGAAGAACCTAATAATTGTTCGTTAAATTGTTTATCCTGAAATTTGCTATGTGTGTTTGATATTACATAGAAAATCATATAATGGCCTTGATCAGTATTACCTAAATCTCTAGGAAATTTTATGTTTGTAAACTCTAACGGATCAGATTGCATATGAGCCGTAGGCGCCTTCTTGTCTCTTAACTCCAGTTTAGAAGTTTTTAACAAGTCTTGTGCCATTGACTTTGATTGTTGAGAGGCAAGAGCATTCTTTAAAATACCGCTACCTAAACTTAATAATGATCCTAATTTTATTGATGCCATTTATAAACCTATATATTACTAATATTTATATGAGAAAACGAGCAACATACAAAGGTATTTACCGACCATCTAATCCAAAGAAATACGCTGGCGACCCTAATAAAATTGTTTATCGTTCTAATTGGGAGCGTAAGTTTATGGTGTATTGTGACCGTAACGAGGATATTATATATTGGGCAAGTGAAGAATTAGGTATACCATATGTCAATCCTATTGACAGAAAACGACACACTTACTATCCTGACTTTATCATAAAAACCAGCAAAGGCAAGCGATATATGATAGAGATAAAACCATTAGCACAAACTAAAAAACCAAAGGTTAGATCAAAGAAATCTAAAGGTTTTATGAGAGAAAGTTTAGAATATATCAAAAATGTATCTAAATGGCAAGCCGCTGATGTATATTGTAATGATAATGGTTTGAATTTTAAAATTATTACTGAAAAAGAATTAGGTATCTACTAAGCGGTCTTAAATATTTTCTTAACATTCATATCACTAGTCGTAGTCGACTCAGCAATATTAGTTACCGTTGTATTAGATGATGTTGTATTTGTAGTACCACCTGTTACAACATTCATACTAGGAGGCATAACACTTGTTGAAGCAAACTCTTGGCTGTCTTTGTTTAGTTGGCCACCATTATTCATAAATTCATTTGGTTCAATCATTGGTGTATTAGATTTTGGTAATCCATTTGTTTCTGTGTTGCCAACCATACCTACTTTGTCTTGTACAAATGACTCAATATTTCCTGTGGTGTCTTCCAAAGCATAATCAATAGGCGCCATTCTATTTGCCTTAGCGTGATCTTCACCTCGGCCTTCTTCTTTTATGATAGCAGCATTTAATTTTTTAAGTTGGTATCTATAAAAATTTTTATCTAATGTACCATCACTTTTTGGTCCTTCAATTAATATTCTATCTCTAGCTTTTATTAATTCTTACATTGTATTTACCGCTAGTTTACCAACTTTTGCTATAGGCTCACTTATGTCAGGCACATTTTTAGGCCCCTCTATGACAGATTTTTCTAATGCTACTGCTTTTGCTGTTTCTGTAGCGTCACCATTTGTGGCTGTGTCAACACTAAAACCAAAGAAACTAGCCACTTTATTTTTGATTGCCTTAAAGGGTGATAAAAACATTTCTTTTACACTATCAACCACGCCTGTAATAGTGCTGACAACCTTGTCAACAAAATCACCAATAGCATTTTTTACACTTGTTTTAATCTCATTAAATTTATTTGGTATATCCACGGTAAAAAAGTCAGTAAAAGCCTGAACGGCATTTTTTATAGCTTCTGGTAAAGTTCTAAATGCTATTTTTATATCTTGTACCATTTGACTTTCTATGCCAAAAAATTTTAATGTAGCGTCAACTAATGAAAAGAAAGCGTCACCGATAATACTAACAAGTCTTATTGGTAAATCAAGGAATATTGCTTTGATACCTGATAGAAAAGCACTACCATCACCTTCAAATAAACCTTTTAATATGTTTTGTACAGCTGTAAATGCTTCACCAAAAAACCTTATAATATTTTCTATTATAGGAAATATATCTTCTTTAATAGATGTAAAAGCTGCCTTTAAACCATCAAATATTTTTTTAATTATAGGTTTTAAATCTTCACCAAACTTATCTAAATTTAAGGCAAAGGCCAATAATAGACCAAACAAGGCAGCCTTACCTAATAGGCCTTTGAATATCCCAAACACAGGCATAATTGTGGATTTAAAACCATCTGTTATATCTTTTATCTTATCTTTAAATGCTGATAAATCAAATGATCTTTCTGGATCACCACTTAATGCCTCTTTTTCGGCCTCTGTGCCTTGTGCCTCTGTAATAAGTCTTTCTCGTCTTGCTTCTTTTGTAGCAGCCGCTATACCACCAAAATACACCACCATTTTTTTAATACCACCACTAATAGATTCTAGGAAACTTGTTTGTTGTTTTTCTTCCTCTAATTCTAAACCACCGTTAGCTGTATCAGCGCCAACATTTTTTAGTCCTTGAAAAGAAAAGGCAAGTTGTTTACCTATCTCTAAAGCAGATTCTTCTTTTAGTGTTATTTCAGCGGCCATTTATTATCTTTTTGGTTCTTTTGATGATGAAATTTTTGATGATTTACCATTTACATATAAACCAAACCAAGCAGCGCCAGCGCCAACAACGACAGATACAAAACCTGCCTGAGCATTGTTAGGGGCGTCTAAAGCCATAAACCAAGTCATTGTGTTATAAAATACTAGGCCATATAAGACCATCATAATTCTAGGTACCGTTCTCCAATTAGATAAGAATTGTGGTAGTTCTTCTTTTAAAAACCACCATACCCACTTAATTGTTTTGACGGTTTTAGATGTAGTTTCTTCAAACATTATTTGTTCCTCTCTCGTCTTCGTTTTTCGTTTTCGTCTTTTATATAATTTACCAACAGAGAAATATATATCTCCCTTTCCCACGGTATCATTTCTTCTAACTCACTCAAGCTATATTTATGATGTTGCATCAGAGCAAAGTTAGTTTCATAATAGTTCTCTAAACTATCGTGTGAAAGGGCTATCCGAAAAAATCGGTCAGTCCTTTTAATGTAACTTCACTCTCAACCTTTGTATTAGGGTTTGTAACCTTAATCTTATGCTCAAGTCTAGGCATAGATGAAAAGAAACCTTGTATTTTTCTCATCTGGTCACCAGTAAGATTGTCAACAAAATCAGTTAACTCTTGTGGTGTGCTGTCTTTCGCATAATAAATCTTGTCGCCCTCATAAATGTGGTCAACAGACTTTTTAATTAAGTCATACATAGCAGAAACTTTTATATTGTCACCTAAAATACCTGAATCAATAACTTTTAATGATGGATATTTTAAAACAACTCCTAGTTTTCTACTTTCATCTAATACAATATTATTGTTGTGAGTATCGTCAACATAAACCTCAACTTTTGTTAAGTCAACATCTACGTTACCATATGATTTCTTATCATCTGGACATAAAACTTTTAACTTAGCAATTTCACCAACACTTTTAGCTCTTACATTTAAAAAGATATATTCAATGTCAAATATAGGGTATTCGTCTGGTTCTACTGTACCAAACGTACACGCTTTAACAATGTCTTTTACTGCTACTAACATTTCTTCTGGTTTTCCAGATTCTAATGCTACTAACAATATTTTTTCCTCTTTTACTAAAAAAGGTCTAAAAGATATGGTTTTTTGTTGAGATGGTAATGTCAACTCATATTTTGCTACATTAGCTATAGGCAATGCCATAATTTACTCCTTCAATTATATTATAAAAATGGTGGGAATACTTTCCCTCCAAATACTGAGCCAATCGGTACTCTTTGTCTTATCACGTTAACAACGTCTCTACCAGCTCGTCTTATTTCTGGTGGCAATTTACTTAACAATTTTCCAAATGCTCCGTATTTGTACTTAACGGTAGGTTTCTTAAAGCCACCACCTACTGTATAATTTCTCACTTCATCAATAGAAAGGTTTGACCAGTTTCTATAATAAAAAGAGATATTAATTTGCATAATTTCGTTTGGTGTACCATAGTTTAATGGCACAGCAGTAATAGTTTTAGGATAACACTCATACATATGAACACCATAAGCTATTCTATCTCTAAAGGCGTCACCTGAAAAAGCACCAAGAGCATATATTCTAATACCACCTGTGTACTCATCATAAAAGTGTACATTGTTTGTTGCCAAATCCATTGCTGAGTTTTGCCATAATTCAAAAAATGATCTTTGTCTTAAAAATTTATCAGCGTAAAAAGATAATGTTATCTCTTGCGAATAACTATGACCATAAACTATTTCTCTTTTTGGCCCATATGTTTTTAATGGTGCTGTATCTACATTTCTACCTGGTAGTTCAGCAGCAAAGCAAAATGCTCTTAAGCCTCTTTGTAATTCTGTTTCTGCCTGTAATTGACCAGGTAAAGTTGATCGTTGTACTTCTTCTTGGAAAGTAAACTGATCAGCACCTGCCTCATTGGAAGCTTGTTCATTTAAACCTCTTGGTAAAATAAAGTCTACCATAAATCTATTTGGTCTAGCAAAGCCCTCACCCTCGGCCATTTTACCTACAAATCTACCTAATGTAGATTCAGGATTACCTTGTACTCGTCTTAATCTAGGATCGTTTTGTACATTGTCTAATGATCTATCTCTAGGAATACCAAATCTTATATCTGTACCGAATATTCTTTTGCCGCCTCTTAAAATTGCCATTAAATCATACCTCTACTGTCTGCCCATACTTTGCTTGTACCTGCTTTAACAAATCTTTGTACAGGTAGATAAGCTGCTAAAGCAGACTCATCAAAATCTATTCTTAAAAAACTTGACCTAACATAGCCATACAAATATTTTTTAAGTGTTGGTTTTACTAGATTAATACCTTTTACAATATCATAACTTACACTCATTTTAGTTGATGATTTAAAACCACCATCTGAAAACTTTTGTAATCTTTCTAACAATCTAAATCTTAAAAGATATGGTAAGTAATGAAAGTTCATACCTAAAAAACCACCTTTAATTGGTTCTAGTGGTAATACAAGTGGAAATCTGTCGTAATAAGGTAGTTTAGCTTTTGTTTTAGGGTCGTAAAAAAACATATTTAAACGACCTGTGCTTGGTCTACCTATCAATTTACCACTATTCATTAACTTTCTAGCGGTAACTGTATCTGCTATAGATTGTACATTTTTTCTGTACCAATCAGCAGACTTCTTAATTCCGCCTTGTCTATCTTTTAATGGATCTAGTATTGAAGCCATAACAATATTTATAAGAGGAAATAAAAAAGGCCAGGTATTTCTACCTGACCTTTAAGCATAGTTAAGAGAGAGATTATTACTCTTCCTCAGCTAATTTACTAAAGTATGACAAAGTATCGTCACCATCACTAGCTTCTGGTTGAGCATTAACTTCAGCTTTTTTTGCTGTGCCGTTGGTTTGAGGCGGGAGGTTTACA